TCAGGGTGTTCACGCCCAGCGCCTGTGCGAGCGCGAGGGCCGCGCCCATGTCCCAGCCCAAGACAGCGCCGGGGATCAGGCGCAGCTGGCCGCCAAGGCGACCGACCAGATCCCAGACCTGCCAGCCCTCCGGCGTTTGCGGCTGGTTCAGTCTTGCGGGGCAGTCGGGGCAGTTGCCCTCGCGGCCCTCGAAGGGTGGGCAGGCCGCGCAGTATCGGTCGCCCCCGCCGAAGGACCACTCGGCAAGGGCGCGGAGACGTTTTTTTCCGCGTCCAGGATCAGGCCGCGCGCGACGTATTGGGTTTGGAAGGCCTCGAACACCGGCCAGATTTCCAGAAGGGCATCGATGCCTTCAGGCGTGACGGGGACGATGTTGCCCGCGTCATCGCCGACGCCTTCCCAATCCAGCACCGCGCGGCGGGCCACGGACTTGGCCATGGCCAGAGCCAGTTCCTCTTGGGAAGCTCCTTCCGGCAGGGCCTCGATTGCCGGATCGGCACGCGCTGAAACCATCAGGGCGGTGGTCAGGGGGCCGACCAGCAGGCGCAGGCCGGGGGCGAGGTCCAGCCATTGCGGCGTAGCGGTCAGGTTCAGACGGATCATCAGTATGCCTCGATATCGTTGATCAGGGTTGCGGTGCACATGCGGGCGGGGCTGGCAGCTTTCGCCGCTTGCCAGTCAAAGGTGGCCTGCACGCCCTGCGGCCCGGAAATCTCGATCCGGGGGCGCGGCAGGTAGACGGCGTGAACGGTGAAGGTGAAGCTATCCCCGGAGGGCAGGGCATAGGCGAAGCTGATCTCGCAGGGATCGCCGTTGATCGCCTGCGTCACCAGCGTGCTGTCGGCAAAGCGCACCTCGATCCTGCCGGTTAGCGATGCGATGGACGGGTCGGCCCCGTCGATCTTGCCGTCGCTGCGGATTGTTTCGATCCGGTCGAGGTTGTTGGCATAGGTGACCTCGGCGGAGACCACGTTGCCGAGGGCGGTGCCGTTCCGGCTGATCGCGCCGTTGAAATGGCCGAACCGCTTAAAGTGGCGATGGTCTCGCCTTGCGCCACCAACCGGGCGGTCGCGGTCAGCAGACCAGAGCGTTGCACCTGCCACGACAACTGGTCCAGCACACAGCCGGAATACATCGCAAAGCGCGGCACTTCGGGCATGCCGGTCTCGATCGACATCGACGGCAATGTCCAGCTGCCCGAGCGGAACTCATGGGTGTATGGCCCCACGCCAGAGGTGATCGGATCGCCGAAGGCTGCCTTCAGCCAGAACCCGAAGGCCTCGGCATCCATCGGCACCATGACATCACCATCGGCCGTCACTGCGTCCTTGATCGGGGCCAGTGGGTCGCGACCATAGCCCAGCAATTCGCTGTTCAGGAGCGGCTGTTCCGATCCCAGCGAGGTGCTGGCGAAGGGCATCTTTGTGAAACCGCCGACCGGCGGGGTCCCGTAAACTGTCTCATACGCAAGCGCCATCTGCGCCCGCGCGCCTTGCGCACGTGCCATGGGGGTCTCCTTTATGGTGGGGTGTCAGGCCAAAGGGCCGGTGGTGGTGTAGTGCAGAACGACGGTGATCACCGCCGCCTTGAGCGCCGCTGCGCCCTCGATGGGCAGGTCGACAGAGGCCGAGGCTTCCGGTTCGACCCAGTCGCAGAGGCCGCCGAGCGTGCGGTCGGTTTCCAGAGCCGTGCCGATGGCGGCGATCAGGCTGTCGAAGGCGCTGGCGCGGCCATTCGTTGCCTGGACGACCACTTCCAGTTCGGCGCGGTGCTGGTAGTGGTAGCGCAGGGGCGACAGCGTCACTTCCGGTTCGCCCGGCTGGCCGTCGCGCAGGATGATCAGCCCTGCCGCCGGGATCCGCTCGGTCAGCACCTCATCGCGCAGAGTGGTAGTGGGCAGCGCCTGCAGAAGATTGTGCAGCGCGGTAAGGATGCTTTCGCGGGATGTGGGCATGTTGGATGGCTACCGTGTAAGTGTGGAGAAGTTCCAGTTCGATCCCAAAGGGACTAGGACCGGCTATCCATGGATCGCTCGATAACGGTTCTAGCTATAGCGTTTGATGAGCCATAGCTCACCAAGTTTATGTCCAGCCCGCTGTGGGAAGCTAGACCAATCGCTCTTAGGATCGCATCAACGATCCAATCTGGTTTGTTGCCGAACGCACCACCGCCAAGTAGGGTCAAAAAAACTCTTTTATTTCCCGTCCTAACTGCGTTTTGTCGTGCAGCGAGCAAAGTCGCTTCGTATGAGGCCTCTAAAACCAATTTTGCGATTTCTTTCCAACTGTCGGCAGTCCCAGCGCCATATGACACTGGCATCGCGCTGCAAAAAAGTTGTGTGACCCTATGACCTGCATTTTGAAAAGTGACTTCTGTGTCTGAATGTACGCCGATACGAAGCAAACCGCGTAGTCTGTCTTTCTCACTTGAAGATATCTCAAGTAGAAATTCATTAAGCCGTGAAAGCCCACCTTCAGTTGGAAGAGCATACCCATTTTTCATCACCCAGTAGGCATTTTCTTTGTTCTCGATTGCATTGCCAATATCGTCCAAACAGTCAATTTGACATGTTTCAGTCTGTCCGACGCGACCCTGAACGGGAACAAAGTAGTTTCGATAGATAGTGCCTGCTCCGCAGGCGATAGCACAAGCGGGTCCTTGGGTTTGGTCATATTCATACCTGCCAACGCCATCTTCAGGAGTAATTGACGGCCCTACCATTTCAAGTAAGTTAAACTGAGACGCTACCTGAAAAGTGGCTCCAGAGTTTATGGGCAAAGTATGCAGTTCTTGTACGTCCGCGACAACTTCTCGAACAGAGATTGGTCCGTCCTCTGGCAAGTCAATCATGCGCAAGTCGGATAATGACGGCATCGTCAGTACACCGACGTCAAACTGCCTGAAATTTGCCTTGGAAATTAAGTGGGACGCTTCAATCCTTAGCATTTCGCGCACGGATTGTGGCGTTTCTGTTTCGATACCCGTTAGCGTTGAAAACCATGACATACCTTGATGTTATACGAGATTGTAACTTCTGCAAAGTCTGCATGGCGTTCATTATCTGAGACGCCCTTCCACCCATTTCCCCAGGATCAGTCCCGGCACCGCATCATGCGCCCGCTCTGCGTCCCGTGCCAGGTTCAGCCGCTTGCGCAACTTGACCTGCGGGACCAGCAGAAAGATCGGCGCGGTGACGAGGCCTCGGCCGGTCTTGGATTTTGACGCCACGGCGCGACCTCTCGAATTCAACCGCCCCTCAGCCACCAGCAGGCTCGGCCCACGGCGGCGATAGATGAACTGCAGACGCAGGCCGGTGCGGCGTTCCCATTCACCGGGGGTGATCCGGCCGCCCAGCGTGGATTTGCCCGCCGCTGGTGTCGGGATCGCCAGCCAAAAGCCATTCTTGGACCGGATCAGTGGCCCGGTGTCATGCGCGCCGATGATCACCGGTGCGTTTGACCAGACGAGAGCCGCTGCGTTCAGGCTGTCGCCGGATTTGGGGAAGCTGGCGAGGCGGATCGAGTTGGCAAGCCGGGTGCCCAGCCCTGCGCCGGTGATCTGCGTTCGCCAGGCGGATTTGAGACCGGTCCCTGCCTCGCGCATGGCGGCCGTGACCGCGCGTTCCCCTGCGGCAACCTCGGCCGCCATCATGGCGACGATGTCGGGGTCTATGTCGAGCCGCAGTTTCATGCAGGCCTCAGCTCTACTGTCCAGACCAGTCGTTCGCGGTCACGGACCGGCTCGCCCTGAATGAGGAACGCGTCACCATCAATCTCGATCCGGTCGCCGGGGCGCGGGTTTGCCACTTCGACCACACGCATGTCGACACGGGTGGTTTCCGTCCAGAGCCGGGCATCGCCGAACTCAGTGACGTCATCGGCGCGTCGGGCGACGACGCGCACCAGAACGGGTGCGCCGCCGTCAGAGATATAGACCGCATCGCGTCCGATGTTGCCATCGGCGAAGAGCGCGCCGACGGCAGCGGCAAAGGCAGACATCACGTCCGCCGCGCCGAACGCAGCACCAGCGGGCGGGTGCAGATCGGCAGCGGGTTGCTCTCAATCTCGAGCCGCACCCATTCATCCCGGTCCCGGTCGGGGATCATCCGCGCGTAAAGCGGCTGGCCCAGCGTGTTCACCGTCTCGAATGTGTCGGCGGGGGCGTGGTAAATCTCGAACAACCCGTCGACGGCCTCGGGATAGAACACCGCCTTGTCGGTTGCCACGCCGAAACCCGCTCCGCCCCGGTAGCGGCGGAAGGTGATGCCGCCGAAGCTGACCTCGTCGGCAATGCGCGAACGCAGATCAGCGGCGGCAGCTGTGTTCAGGTAGGTCTCGCGCACCTCCTTGTGCGCCACCAGATCGGCAAAGAAGGCCGAGCCGCATTCGGCGCGCAGCGCAATCGCCCCGGTAGCAAGCCCGCCCATCGTATCTTCAACGCTTTCGATCAGCGCCTGGCAGCGTTTGCGCAGGGCACCCGAGGCCGGGGTCGCGTTGTCGAGATCGAAGTCCACCTCTGCCGCCGGGGTGATGCCAAACTCGGTGAAGTAGTTCACCACGGTGGCACCATCGCGCGGATCTTTCACCAGCCCCTGAATGCCGTTGAAGAGGTGATACTCGAAGGTGGTCTCGGCATCGTTGCGCAACCGGCCCAGCTTGCGGGCGACTTCGGCCTGCACCTGCTGGGTTGCACTTTCGGTTCCAAAGTCGCGGACCTGCTGGATTTCCGAAGCCCAGATCACGTCCTGCTTCTTGAACTGACGGCAGACGAAGGCCCGCACATCCCGGCGTTCGGGGGTCTGCTGGTCATAGGCCGAGCCGCGCTCGGAGAACGGGATCAGCGACAGCGTGCCGTCGCGGCTTTCGATCACGACGGTGCGAGAGCGCACGCCGCGCGGCCCGAACAAGCCCGAACCAGACAGCGTGGCAGGTTTGTAGGGGATGTTTTCGAGCGCACGAGTAAGTTCGATGATCGAGAAGGCATCGCCTTCGAAGATGTCCATGGTGGCCATGGGGTGCCTCCTGATTTTGGGGTTATCGGACGAGGATGCCGAGCGTCAGCAGGGCAGCGTGGGCAGCGGCGATCTGTGGCGCAGTGGGCGTGCCGGGGATGGTGATCTCAAACTGGTTGACGATGGCGGGACCGCGGATCAGCACGACGGCGTTCTTGTCGCCGCCGCTGGCATCGACGCTGTCCCAGAGAATTGCGGCTGCCGTCTGAGTGCCGTTCGATGCAGCAGGATCGTGGGCGGCGTATTTGCCCGAAGCGGTGATCTTGCCCAGAATGGTGCCGGGTTGGAGGTTGCCAGAGGCCAGAACGATCGTGCTGCGGCAATAGTCGCGAAGCGCTTCCCAGATGAGGAAGCCGCCCGCGTGCGGGGTTTCAGTAAGCGTGGGCATGGGTTTATCCTTTCAGACGGAAGGTGCTGGCGATGACGTCGCCCCAAGGACGCGCGCCGGACGGGCGACCGGGTTGCAGATGGGCAGCGGAAATGTCGGGTTCCGCTTCGGCGCGGGTGGCCAGCAGGGCCGCGCGGACGTCGTCGATGTCGGTGTCGCGCTCAAGGAACCGACCCACCATCTGCGGCTGACCCGCCAGACGGCAGAGATCGACGACGGCGCGAGCATGGTTCAACGCTGTGGCACGGATGCTGGCGGCATCGGCTGCACCGTTGGCAGCGGCAACGGTGCAATCGGCGTCGGGCGCTGGCGCGGCGTCCGTAGGCAGGACGGTGTCAGCGTCCAAAGTCTCGGCAGCACCAAGAGTTTCCGCCCCCGGGTCAGAGCCCGGATCGGGACCCATCGACGGGGTTTCAACAGAATCAGAGCCAGTGGCGGCTACGTTACCGTCTCCGGAGCCTACGTCGGACACCACAACCGCGATCTCGGCAGTGCTTGCTTCGCCTTCCGCGTCAGTCGCCGTCGTGTCCTGTGCGTCGGCCGAAGACTCAACGAGCGCGGGCGGCGCATTCCGGAACCGACCAACGTCGAACCGCGCCGCGATGCGGACTGGCTCGACGATGCGGTCGGCAAAGCCAAGATCGAGCGCGTCTTTGGCATCAAGCCAGGTTTCTGCCGACATCAACGGGGCGATTTCTTCGGGGGACCGACCAGATTTGGCAGCATAGCCCTGCAACAAGCTGCCTTTGATCTTGTCCAATGCCTCGGCCATCGCACGCATGTCGACAGCAGTGCCCATGACCATGCCGGCAGGGTCGTGGATCATCAGAAAGGCGTTTTCAGGCATGACCACTTCGTCGCCCGCCATGGCAATGTAGGACGCAGCCGAAGCCGCAATACCGTCGATCCAGACCGTGACCGTGCCGGAATGGCGTTTGATGGCGTTGTAGATCGCAACGGCATCGAAGACCGACCCGCCCGGGCTGTTGATCCGCAAGGCCAGAGGCGTGGCATCCGGCAACGCGCCTAGTTCCGCCAGAAACCCTTTTGCCGAGACGCCATAGGCCCCGATCTCGTCATAGATCACCACCTCCGCGCCTTTGACTAGGGCGCGGATCGTGTACCAGCTGTTCATGCTGTCACTCCTGTTGAGTTGCGTCGTTTGCGACCGCCTCTGGCCGCTGCGTCGGGGTGGCCCGCGCGCCCTGCGTCTCTCCCGGGCTGGTGCGGTAATGCAGACCCAGTGCCGCCACGCGGGCCGCGTCGGTCGCGTTTTCTCGGTCGATTTCCTCGACGTCGTAGCCCGTCGCCTGGACGACCTTGCGGCGCGACACGATCCCGGCTTCCATCGCCAGCACCTGCGCCTGGATGTCTTTCAGCGGATCGACCCAATCCCAGCGTGGCGGGATCCAGTTCACCGGGCGATAGCGCGCGGGGGACCGCGCGAAGTCCAGTATCTCCAATGCCCCCGACAGCACTGCCGTTTCCAGCCAACGCGCCCAGACCGGACGGCACAACTGGTGCGCGACAACACCGTGCTGCAACTGCTCGACGCGGCGGCGGAACTCGACCAGTTCGGCGCGCAGGCTGGAATAGTTGGCTTGGCGCACATCGCCGGTGACCAGATGATAGGGCAGCCCGAGTGAGGCCGAGACCGATAGCAGTGTGCGGTATTGGAACGCCTCGTAGCCGCCACCGACATCGGCCGGGCTGGAGAACTTCACATCTTCACCCGGAAGCAGCACCTGCAGGGTGCCGGGTTCCAGGCTGACGGTCGCACCGCTGTCGTCGGTTGCCTCGATCTCGCCCATCAGCTGCTCTTCGGGCGCTGTCTTGGTGATGAAGCCCGCGAACATCGCCGCCGTCTTCTTCCGGTCCAGTTCGGCGTCGTCGTACTGGTCGAGCAGGAACAGACGCACCATCGCCGGGGCAACATGCGGCAGACCCCGGATTTGGCCTGCGTCAATGGGCCGATAGATGTGCAGAATATCGACGGCTGGCACGCGGACCGTCTCGGACGTGAACATGCCCTGATCGGTGCTGTCGCCGGGATGGCGGCGGCGGAAATGATAGGCCACGCGCCGCCCGATCAGGTCGAACTCGATCCCACAGCGGATGCGATTGCCGTTGGCGGCGGTTTCGGTTTTCTCGTAGGGCAGCATTTCCGATTGCAGCAGTTGCAGCTGGATCGGCACCAGCAGGCCATCCTCGGACCGACGCGGGCGCATCCGCACAAAGCATTCGCCCGCGACGAACATCTCGCGCGCCACCATCGCTTGCAACCCGTAGAAGTCGGTCAGACCGTCAGCATCCGCCTCATCGGTCCAGGCAAGCCAGAGCCGCT